GGTTTCAAAAATTAGGCCCAAAAAAAGGGAACCCGAAGGCTCCCTAGTTTATTACTTAGCTAACCATTTTCTATTGAATTCCGATATTGCTAGAACCAATTTCTTTTCGTCGGCTGTTTCATCTACACGCGCCTTTGCATTGGCGCATTTTTTCTTAAGGCCATCAAGGGTTTCTTTTACAGTTTGCGCAAAGGATAACGTTGCGCCCCTTTCGCGTGGTTTGCCCTCATTCTTAATTTCACGCACCGCTTTTTTAAGAGCGTTAAGAGTATTTGAGCAATACTTACTTACAGCGTCACGCGGTTCTTTTAAAACTGAGTGTAATTGCGGGTTTGAGTGTTTTAATGCACCAAACGCTTGAGGCGTATAGCTCATAATGTTTTCTACTGTGCGGATATATTTTTCACCTTCAAACTTCTTAAAAGCAACCTCATCAACTGGAATATAATTACCCGATTCAATAACAAAATGCTGTTTGAGTTTGGGTTGATTTTCCGCGACTCTTAATTGATAACCCGCATATAAATCCGCTTTTACTTCGTCTGATACTTCTACGTCAAAGTTTGGAAAGCCCTCATAAACTGAACGTGCTATGCCTTTGATACTGTCAGAAAATGAAGCTTGATTATAACCAACTTGTTTCATGTTTAATGCTTTGCTAACTGCTTTGGATAATGTATCCATGTTTAATGCTCCTTGTTATACAGCAAAATTGCTGTGAATACTTTATCTCATAGCTCAAACCTTATGTAAAGTTTCAGGGCCTAGTGAATGACTATATAACGACCATGCGACCGCGCTCAAAACGTCCGCGACGACACATAACTGGTATCAAATCGCTAGGCCAAAAAAAGGGAGGGCCGAAGCCCTCCGTATACTACGCTGTTACTAACTCTCTTGCTATTGCTTCCCATTGTTTAGCATACTCTTTATATGGTGGAGGCAAATCCATCCTACACTCTCTCATATAACTAAGCACTGCTACAAGCTTAGAGTAGTCACCTTTATTTAAGTCTTTCTCTACTATCTTACCTTCTAACATTCTCCTTCTTATCTCATTGATGATTTCATAAGCTATATCAAACGACGGCTCTGTTACATCTGAGTTGTTCCATAAGTCATCCTCCATTAAACCTAGGAAGTCAACGAGCTTGTTATGTCTTGCTTGCCCTAATGTTGTAGGGAATAAATCTAGTTGTGTTGTATACATCTTAGTTCTCCTCTGTTAGTGATAGATAAAAGTACATACATGCAGCTACTACACACAATGCTGCACCTGTTGGTAGGTGTAGATAAAACAATGCAATACCACCAACCATTAACATTACTAAACCTTCTAAGAATCTAATCAATGAACGCATATATATCTCCTGGTTAATACAAAGCTTGATTGCTTTGTTAGATACTTTATCTCATAGGTTGAAAGATATGTAAAGTTACGACCCCACCTATACCCCACCACCCCAAAACGCTTTGGGTCCCATGCGCCGTGTATCTCTCTAAGATTTACACAAATGACTACTCAATTTACGAAACCCACCCCCTTACTTTATAAACTTGACATATAAAAAAATTTCTACAAAAAAATTCAAAAGTTTCATTCAAAAGGAGAAAAAGGGTAAAACGAATGAAAACTAGATTGCTTTAGGATCGAAGTTGTATAACTCGGAGTAGACGTCTTTAATACGCATGAATTTAACCCCGTGTTGATCGAAGTCATCATCGCCTCGAACATAAAGAGCTAAGTGAACCATTTCATGGAGGAGGGTTTGAAAGATTGTAATGAAGTGACCACAAGAACCTGAACTTATTTCAATTGCCATATCAACTTCATCAAAGCAACCATATATAGTAGGGTTCTTAATAACACGGAACTTAACTTTGTCGGACTTAGGCATAGGGAGTTTATTAAAAGGCGGCAGCTTACACGCCATGTTGTACAGTATCTCTAAGTTCTTCTTAGTTAACGTGGTTTTCATATGGTTATTATACTAAATAAGTTGCGGCTAAAACCCAAAGTAGTATAAAATAGTCGAATTAGCTGCAAAATTAATATCATAGGTGACACAGCAACCCATGCAAACACAAGAAATTCAACAAAATCAAGCATTTAACGAGTCCGACGTCGTTATTGTACCCCCACTAGAAGAAAATATACCCATTCCTAAGAACGTTAGAGAAGCCCTACCTGATTTATCTAACCAAGAAGAGCTAGAAATGATGGCAAACACCATAAAACTTATAGCTGACCTTAATGGAGAAGACATAAATCCTACAGTAGAAGACATAGATGAAGCAAAAACGATAGCTAAACAAATGATTGAGCATCCTGAAACTAAAATTCAACTAAGAAAATACAAAAATAATACCTTAGCGTCTTTAGCAGGTATGGTAGCAGAGCTAGATGCTAGTGTAGTAGATAATTTAAAAGACTTAAAAACCTTCGTAATCAACGGACTTATTAAGGAAGCCACTATGTCAGACAAATCTAAAGAACGAATTACAGCACTACGGGCAATTGGCGAGGTAGATGGGGTCGATGCATTTAAAAAACATACTGAAGTGGTTCATAAGAATATGTCGATGGATGATATAGAAGATAGATTAAAGACACTTGTAACTAAACTCCAAAAACGACTAGAAGAAAAAAACGTTGAAGGTGAGATTGTAAATAATGGTGAGTAATGTACAAAAAAAGTTAACACCTGAAGAGATCAAGAAAGAACAAGAAAAAAGAATACTATCACTTATTAACTTTCTAGCGGCTCACAAACAGTTATTAGAAAAAGAAGAGGCCGAACTAGTCGACATGCTGGTGGAGGCTACGAGTGGTAGGATAGTACAAGATGTAGGGAGTACAAGTTTTTTAGAATTTATACAACATGTGTACCCAGGTTATATGGTAGGAGCGCATCATGCGAGGTTGGCTAAGATATTTGAGGATATTGCTGCAGGAAAGAAAAAAAGAGTTATCGTTAACATTGCGCCACGTCACGGAAAATCGGAACTTATATCCTATCTTGCGCCGGCATGGTTCCTTGGTAAATTTCCTCACAAAAAGGTTATTATGGCGTCTCACACAGCTGATCTGGCAGTTGGCTTTGGTCGTCGTGTCCGTAATCTGGTGGGCTCGGATGCGTATAAGGATATTTTTCCGGCGGTAGAACTACAAGCTGATAGTAAATCGGCATCAAGATGGGGTACAAATTTTAATGGGGAATATTTCGCAATTGGTGTTGGTGGTGCCCTCGCTGGTCGCGGGGCTGATTTGTTTATCATTGATGATCCACATTCCGAGCAAGACGCCAAGTTGGGTAGAGCGGATGTTTTTCTGCCTGCTTGGGAGTGGTTTCAGTCTGGCCCATTACAACGTCTTATGCCGGGCGGTGCGATTATTGTAGTAATGACACGTTGGTCTAAACTTGATCTGACAGGTCAGATTGTAAACCAGATGGTTAAGAATGACGAAGTAGATCAGTGGGAAGTGGTTGAGTTTCCAGCTATAGTTGAAGATAAAGACGGAACTGAGAAACCTTTATGGCCTGAGTTCTGGAGTTTAGAAGAATTATTAAGTAAGAAAGCAGCGTTAGATGTAAGATATTGGAACTCACAGTATTTACAGAATCCAGTATCAGAAGAAGGTGCGCTAATTAAAAGAGAATGGTGGAATATATGGGAAGAAGAAGATCCACCTGACTGTGAATTTACAATTATGAGTTTAGATGCTGCCCAGGAGGCGAATAATAGAGCGGACTACAATGCGCTCACCACTTGGGGCGTCTTTTTTAACGAAGAAACCAATAACTATAATATAATACTGTTAAATTCAATTAAGAAACGATTAGAGTTTCCTGAACTCAAAGAAATATGTATAGAAGAGTATAAAGAGTGGGAACCTGATTCGTTTTTAGTAGAAAAGAAATCTAATGGTGCAGCCTTATACCAAGAATTTAGACGTATGGGCATTCCTGTAGGTGAATTCACACCAGGTAAAGGACAAGATAAGATTAGTCGGGTCAATGCAGTGTCTGATTTATTTAGAAGTGGCATAGTATGGGCACCTGATAGACGATGGGCTAAAGAAGTCATAGAAGAATGTAATGATTTTCCAAGTGGTGCTAATGATGACCTTGTAGATAGTACAACACTTGCATTAATGAGATTTAGACAAGGTGGGTTTATTAGATTACCAAGTGATGAGCCTGAAGATATACCAGGATTTAGAAGTTCTCGAAACAGATTATATGCAATTTAAGGATAACATATGGCAATTAACGTAGATAAAAGTATAAGTCAAGCACCTCAAGGCCTAGAAGAATTAGCGATGGGCCAACCAGATCTTTCTATTGAGATTGAAAACCCAGAAAGTGTAACGCTTGATGACGGTAGCATGGAAATTACTATTGTGCCTGGTAAAGATGTTGCCGGTGATGAATTCAATGCAAACTTAGCAGACGATATGAATGAAGGGCAGTTGACTGAGTTGTCAGGTGATTTACTAGGTGAGTATGATGCTGATATTAATTCAAGAAAAGATTGGTTAACTACTTATGTAGATGGCTTAGAGTTACTAGGTCTAAAAGTAGAAGACAGAACAGAACCGTGGCCCGGCGCATGCAATGTGTACCACCCCTTGATGACAGAAGCGCTGGTTAAGTTCCAAGCTGAAACTATGATGGAGACATTCCCCGCTGCAGGCCCAGTTAAAACAGTAATCATCGGTAAGCAAACAAAAGAAAAAGAAGACGCTGCTGAACGTGTAAAAGATGATATGAACTATCAGCTCACGGACATGATGCCTGAGTACAGACCTGAACATGAACGCATGCTATGGGGTTTAGGTTTATCTGGTAACTCATTTAAAAAAGTTTACTACGATCCTAACATGGAACGTCAAGTATCAATGTATGTTCCTTCAGAAGATATTGTAGTGCCTTACGGTGCATCTAATTTAGAAACAGCAGAGCGTGTGACACATGTCATGCGTAAAACAAAAAATGAATTGCATAGATTACAAGTAGCAGGTTTTTATCGTGACGTAGATTTAGGCGAACCGTATTCAGATATTGATGAAGCTGAAAAGAAAATTGCAGAGAAATTAGGATTTAATCCAACAGAAGATGACAGATATAAAATCTTAGAGATGCATGTTAATCTTGATTTGGAAAATGGTGATAGTGAAGATGGGATTGCATTACCTTACGTAATAACAATTGAAAAAGGTA